AAATTAACTACTCATAACATACTTCCAATATCACCAAATGTTACTGAAGTAACTGGAAGTTATATAACTCCTATACCTAAATCTAATTCTACATATCCATATACATTATATCCAGTTTCTAGTAGTGAATTTACAACATGGTTTGATAGTGTTTATGATTCTGCATCACTATATGATGATAGAAACATGAATGCATTAATATATACAATTCCAGAGTTTGTTAGATTTAATAGTGATAATGTATCTTTAACATCATTTGTAAGTATGTTAGGACATCATTATGATATACTATATACATATATCAAACACATGAATCATATTCACAAAAGAGAAGAAAATCCAAAATTAGGAATGCCAAATGAATTATTATATTCTGTAGCAAAACAATTTGGATGGTCATTAACTAATGGACAACAAAATCAAGATTTATGGCAATATGTATTAGGAACAGATGAATCAGGGATACCCTTAACTGGATCAAATAGCATAGGAGAAGCTGCAATATCTGGTCAAAATCAAACATATACTGTATGGAGAAGAATTATTAATAACTTACCGTTATTATTAAAGTCTAAGGGTACTAAACGTAGTGTACAAGCATTATTATCATGTTATGGTATTCCTCAATCCATGATAAGTATAAATGAGTATGGAGGGCCTAGATTAGACAGAGCTCCTATATATGAAAAATTAAATTTTGATTATGCATTAGATTTAATAACTAATACATCAGGTACAGTAATAACAAATTATTCGCAAAGCATTAATTCAGTTGAACTTAGATTTAGAACTGATAATGTTTTAACTAATCCTGCTATGCCTAGTACAATGAATTTATTTACTATAGGAAGTAATACAGTTAATATAGATTTTAGTAGTGGTACTATGGGTACAATGCAAATAAATGGTACTGGTTCTGCAGAAATTGAATTATTTGATGGTGGATATTTAACTACATTATTAAGAACGTCTGGAACTGATTTAGAATTAATAACAAAAAAATCAAAACATGGAAAAATTGTAGCCACAGTAACTGCTTCAGCTGTTAGTTCATTTGATTTTTCTGGATCATTAGTTCTAGGGGGAACTGGAGGAGTAAATCGATTACAAGGACAATTACAAGAATTAAGATTATGGTCTTGTAGTTTAGAAGATTCTGCATTTACTAATCATGTTAAAGCACCAGCTGCATATGATGGTAATATAAATACATATAATGAATTAGTTTTTAGACTTCCTTTAACAGAAAAAATTGATCATTCTGTTACTAGTAGTTTGTTAGGGGTAGAACCAAACTCATCAAATATATCAGCATCATTTGCATCATGGACTAATGATATACCATATGATTCAATTGAAGAAACATATTATTATGATGGAATTTCGATGGCAGCTGGAACTTTTGATGATAATAAAATTCGTATTGAAGATAATGAATTAATTGGAACATTAGATCCAAAAACAAGAGCAGAAAGAAGTCAATTTGACAAAGCTCCATTAGACAGTAAAAAACTTGGAATATATTTTTCTCCACAAACAATGATTAATGAAGATATTATATCTCAATTCGGCTTTACTGAATTAGATCAATATATAGGAGATCCTGGTGAAATTGAAGATAAATCATATCCTAGATTAATACAAGCTGCTAGAGATTATTGGAAAAAATATACAGATAGAAATGATATTAATTCATATATTAAAATATTTACTTTATTTGATTTATCATTTTTTAGACAATTAGAACAGTTATTACCAGCTCGAGCTGATGTGTTATCTGGTATATTAATACAACCAAATATATTAGAACGTAATAAAGATAAAATATTACCAAAAATAAATTTTGTAGATAATGGATATAATACTGTAATTACAGATATTTCGCCAACTGCCTCATCTACATATGAAACATACGTAGGAGGAATAGACGGTAATATAGTGCAATTATCTGGTATTGATGATGATCAATATCAAGGATATATAACTGCATCTGTAGAAAAAAAATACAATGGAACTACATATTCAAGAGAGTATTTAATAAGATCTGCTAGTGTATATATAACTGCATTTACGCCATTAGATAGAAGTGATGCCCTTTTACCGATATATTCTGGTAGTGTATCATCTGAGTTTAAACAAACTAAAATTGTATTAAATAGTACTACAAGTTATTCGCCAGCAGAAGTAATAGATTTTCTTCCAATTGGAATTGAAAACCAAAAATTTGCAGGAAGTAAAATGACATCTCCAGATTTTAATATAAATTCGACAGACACTATTGACGGTGGCCCTGTAGCAGAAATTAGAAATACAAATGCAAATCAATTGATATATCAAGACAATGGAGATCAAGGAAGTTTTAGAATTACATAAAATTTATATCAATCATATTTATTAAAAATAGGAAATCAATTATGGGATATTTAGATAACAGTTCAGTAACTGTTGACGCTATATTAACTTTAAAAGGCAGAGAATTATTAGCACAGGGCGGAAATGCATTTAATATTACACAATTTGCATTAGCAGACGATGAAGTAGATTATGATTTATGGAATCCAAATCATCCACTAGGAACTAATTCATATGGCGTAATTATTGAAAACATGCCGCTAACGGAAGCTATACCAGATGAAACTCAAGCATGTAGATATAAATTAATTACATTACCAAAAAATCAACAAACTATACCAGTTATAACTGTTGGTAATACAGCAATAACATTACAAGCTGGTGGTGATAGTGCTATTATATCTCCAAATACCAGTAATTTTGCAGGTGGTAATTCTAATTTAGGATATACTGTAATTCTTTCTGATTCATTAGTAGCAGATTTACAGGTTACTAGGCCATTGCAAAATTCGGTACTACCAACTACTCCTACATTTGTTGGAGATAATGAAGATTCTCGAAGTGTAGCAGCAGCAGGATTTGAATTTAATATTGTTGCAAAAACACAATTAATAGAAAAGCAAACTGCAACATTAACTGTTGTTGGAAATGAAACTGGTGGAAGTGTAACTATTCTATTAACTGTTAATAAAGCAACTACTAGAACAGTATAAAATATAAAATTAGGTTAAAAAATGAATGTCAATAATATTATAGATAAATTAAGACAACAACCAAGGCATGGTGTATTACCAAGAGGCGGTCGTGGTGCAGCTCGAGGTAGAGTAGCATTGCCACAATCTCCAAGACAAGAAGCACCAGCACCTAGAGAAGTACAAGAACTTCCGGCAGCTCCTGTTGAATCTGTTAACGAACAAGTGCAACAATTAGCTAGACAATTAGCTAATGAAATTATTGCTGAACGAGATCAAATGTCAGCTGTTGCTAGATTAGGTAGAACATTTACAAAATTTGATACTGTTAATGATGTAGTATCAAAACAAAAAGAAACTGTTACAGCTGGTTTGTGGAGTGATAATTTAGCTAGTTTAACTACATTTTTTACTGGTTCTCAAACATCATCACAAAAAAGATATTATGCAGATGTTTATCATAAAGATATTAGTGCAACTGGTACTGCAGTACAATTTGCTGTTGCATATGGCCATGCAGCTGGAAGTGGATCGTCTGCATTAGGCACACAAAACGATTCGCCGTCTAGAGCTGTATATTCTCAATATCGCCAACTATTATTGAATCCAGGAGATTCTAGATTTACTATTGGCACTGGTGTTAGCACCGATTCTATTTATGTTATAAATTTTAAAAGAAATAGATTAAGAGAACGTTTAGATGCTGGGAATTTTGAGTTACCATTAAGATGTATTTCATCATCTAGACCACTTAATGCTACTGGTAGTGTTAATGTTAGTAGCTCTATTGTTCATACATTAATTGATGATTCATCTTTAGCTTCGCCAACAGTTGGAGATTCAGGAAAAGTATATAATATAGTATCTGGATCTATTAATGATGGCGTATTTAATTCATCTGCACCAGTTTATTATGGATTAGCATATCCAGATCATGGAGTATTAGTATTAGATGGAACTGTATTAGATAATTCAACCCCAGGACAATTAAATTTTCAAACAAATACCGGTTCTAATTCAGAAGGTAATAATCATTATGCTTTATTTCATTCTATATCTGGATCATCTGAATTAACTAGTCCAACGGGTGATGCATATGGATTTTTAGCTAGAAATTCTGAACAAATTACTAGTACTCATTATTTTGTTAGAGTGAAAAATGCAGAATATAATTTTTCAAATAATCCTTCATTTACCACCGGAAGTAATGGAGAATTTGCTCAAACGACATTTGTTAATGATCCAAAAGTATATATTACAACGGTTGGATTATATAATGATAATCGAGAATTATTAGCAGTTGCAAAATTAAGTAAACCATTATTAAAATCATTTTCGAGAGAAGCGTTAATACGTGTTAAATTAGATTTTTAACGTATTTAGTTTAAACGATATTTATAATAGATACAATTAAGTTTCTATTATGCCAGAATCTAGAATAACAAATACCGAAGACTCTAAACAAGGTTTATATCCATCTGTGTTTAAAAAAATAGACTCAGCTGATTATAAAATACATCCATTCCAAACACATAAATCTTTTACTGTTGTTTCTGGAAGTAGTACTAGTAGTTTATTACCATTAAAGGCATTTTATACATCATATACTAATCTTCCTGCAATTGGATCTGAATTAGTATATAATGATGATGCAAATATAGATGGAAGTTTGCAAAGTGTTACCTATTTTTCAATTAATCATTTATTTTATAAACGAAAAACAGAACCAGCAAATACATTTGGCCCTACTAATTTAAATAGAACAAAAAAACATTTATATCAAACTGCATCTATATTTTCTTTTCCTCAAAATAAAATTGGAGAAGGTATAAAACATTCTTCATTAATTATAACAGCATCAGATGCTGCATTATATGGTGCTGCATTTTACGGAAGTTCGGTTTATGGATTATCTGTTTTAGATATTCGTAGTGATAGATATGGAAATTTATTTGATGCAAATTATGCATCTGGTTCTATAGTTAGTGGATTTACATTTTATGAAGGATTTAATGAA